AAGTGTGCTGTTGTTTGACTCAAGCGAAGACTTGGGCGGAATGACAGTGTACTTTAGCGGCCGAACACTTGTGGCATTCTACGACTACGAACAGTTCAAAGGCGTGGTGTTTGACACTGTAGAAGCCTAAACGGGTAATGGGCATTCGGTTGCCCATTATTCACCATTCTGCTATAATACACACATCAACAGCAAGGAGCAAAGATGATACACAAAACGCTGGAACAGATGGCCCAGGAAGCAGCACTAGAGCAAATGACTGTAGAGTACAACGATCGCACATACACCGTCACGCACGGTAGCCCATTCGATCGTGGCTCAGCAGACAGCTACTACGGTCGCATGCGCAACCCACACCGGGGTGGGGTGGGCGGGGATTCGGGTCCTCGTATCGAAAGCAACGAGATGACCCTGCAAGAGATCGCTGACTACGGTGCAGGCTACAACTACAATGAGCGCAGTGGTGAGCGAAAACAGTACGATTGACCTTTATTCACCCAAATGCTATAATACACACATAAACAGCAAAAAGGAACGAGATGATTCATGAATACGGAATGTTTACTGACGCGGGCAACCAAGCAGTAGAAAGCATTGTGATCCTGAAATTTCAACGCCAACTCAGTTGGCCCACAGTCCAAGCCATGCTTGCTGCACTGGCACTGGAAGAAGTCTATGCCGAAGCAGTAGACACCGCTGTACGCGAAGCAGTTTACACAGCCTGCTTCGATTGACCTTTATTCACCGAAATGCTATAATACACACATAGCAAAAAGGAGCTGATTATGATGGTACAAGATCGCAAAACTGGTGAATGGTACAACCCAGAGCTGAGATTCCAAGAAATTCTTGCCCAGCATTGGTTTATTGCTATTATAAAACGGCTAGCTAACAAATAACAGGATTTGACTTTTATTCACCGAAATGTTATAATATACACTTAGCAACAAAGGAAACACCATGCAAGATTTACAGACACAAGAAGAACAGCGTTTAGACAATGCAACACTTAAAGTTCAGGTTGTACTCAACGAGATGTTTCTAGACCAGAATGACGAAGTGCAAGACGCTTTTAACAAGTTTGTGCTAGCCTACAAAGCAGCCTTAAGCGCCCGTTATTAACAACACTTCAGCGCATTTGACCTTTATTCAGAGTTCTGCTATAATACTATTTTAACGCACAAAAAGGAGCCAACCGTGAGTGCAATTCGAATCGTTAGTGGTGAGTATCGTAACAAAAAAGTAAACGGAAACGTTTTCAAACTAGTCAGTGGATTTCAAACTGGCGTCAAGGGTGGATATGTGACTGTGCAAAATGACGGGGCATTTCCCAACTGCCCCGAAACTATCCGCATTCGTGTAAACAATATTTCAGACTATGAAATGGTATCAGGAGAAGCTGTGACAGAACAAGTTCAAACACCCGTGGCTCAGGTAGCAGTCGAAACTGAAGAACAAGCAATGGCTCGAATTCGCGAGCGTTTTGAAATTCTTACAGACATGACAAAGGCTGCCACAGCCGGCGACATTCGTGCCATGATTGTGTCAGGTCCTCCAGGCGTGGGCAAGAGCTTTGGCGTGGAGTTGGAAATTGACAAAGCCACCATGTTTGACAAACTGGCGGGCAAACGACTTCGTGCAGAAGTTGTCAAAGGCTCAGCAACCCCAATTGGCCTGTATCAGACTCTGTACAAGTACTCAGATGAAAACTGTGTGCTGGTGTTTGATGACTGTGACTCAATCCTGTTGGATGACGTTGCATTGAACTTGCTTAAAGGTGCCTTGGACTCAGGCAAGAAGCGTAAGATTTCTTGGTTATCAGAAAGCTCGAGCCTGCGCCGCGAAGGCATCCCAGACAGTTTTGAATTCAAAGGCAGTGTGATTTTTATCACCAACTTGAAGTTTGACAAAATGAAATCGCAGAAATTGCGGGATCACCTGGATGCATTGCAGAGTCGTTGCCATTACCTGGACTTGACTCTGGACACCATGCGTGACAAGATTCTGCGTATCAAACAAATTGCCAGCGATGGCGTGTTGTTTGCAGACTACGACTTTGAGCAGTGCCAGCAAGACGACATCATTGAGTTCATGAACTCCAACCAGAATCGTCTACGTGAAATGAGCCTGCGTATGGCGCTGAAAGTGGCAGACTTGGTAAAGAGCTTTCCAGCAAAATGGCGCTTGATGGCAGAGACAACTTGCATGAAGCCAGCACAATGATAAGAGTTTTCTGGGCCTAGGTTGGCTCCTGCCCAGATTTCACAGTCGCCACTAAAAAGGCGACTGTTTTTTTGACTTCTTGCAGCAATAAGTATATACTACAGCATGGCTCAACAATACTTACACATCGAACTCGGCATAAATGCTCTTACACTTGATTTTGAGATACATCAAACATCTATAGCCAGTGCCTGGGTTGAGAGAATGGGTGCCCGGGAATCGTACCCACTAGATCACCCCGACAGATTTCATGGATTTGATTCTCAAGAACAAGAACAATCACGTGCTGAACGAATGATAATTGACTGTATTACAACAATCAACGCCCATGAACACATTATTGATCGTGAATTTACCTGGGATCAAGATTGTTTAAATTATCTGCATAACATATTTGAAAGATATCACGGATTATTGGATCAGCAAGATCATGATTTTTGGCATCGTGCTCCATTAACAGTTCGTCGGGCCTTGGCGGAATTAAATCTAGCAGTGCATCGTTGTGAATCGATAAAAGACTTAGTGCCACGATTCACTTGTACCTGGTACGGCATGCCCAAAACCAAAAAGCTAACCAATGAACAAATGAGCCAATACGGAAACATGCGCCCTGGATTTGGATCAGTGTGTATCAATTATGCGGAAATAGGTAAACCACTCGAAGACCTTGCTCACGACAATGATAACTACATAGGCGACGATGCATTTCAGCCATTCCAGCATTACAGCGCAGATTTTGCAGTGCGATTATTTGAAAATTCACACGAGCGTGTGGCAAAAAAATTAGAAAGTATGCAAACATATTATTATCAACACCATGAATTTTTTAAATCTCGTGGCTTACCAAATTTCAATCATCCACAATTGTTGCCATTGCGATTCCCAGTAGCACAGTTGATTGAAACAATGCCGCGCAAACAGTTGCTGGATCAAATAAGACCACACCAATACATTACCCAAGTTTATATAGATGAAACAATGCACCATAGTAATTCGAGATGAAGTCAACATCAAGATAGAAGGACTTGATCTGGATTGCCGCAAGGCTCTGGTTAATGCTTTTAAGTATGAGAATCCGGCAGCACGTTACCTACCCGCAGTACGTCTGGGCCGATGGGATGGCAAGATTGCCTACTTCCAGTTGGGTGGCAGCACCTATGTGAATCTCTTGCCGGAGATCATGCCCATACTTGACAAGTTTGACTACAGCCCTGTGCTGGATGATCAACGTGAGTACACCACTTCTTTTGACTTTGCAGCAGTGTCTGAGAATCACTACAGTCATGTGCTGTGGCCGCGGACTCATCCAGCAGCCGGCCAGCCCATGATGCTGCGTGATTACCAAGTGGAAATCATCAACAAGTTCCTGACCAATCCGCAGTGCATACAAGAAGTGGCCACAGGTGCAGGCAAGACCATCATCACAGCAGCACTAAGCGATGCAGTCAGTGCCTATGGTCGTAGCATTGTGATTGTGCCCAACAAGAGTCTGGTAACGCAGACTGAACAAGACTACGTCAACATGAATCTGGATGTGGGCGTGTATTTTGGCGATCGTAAAGAATACAACCGTCAGCATACTATATGCACTTGGCAGAGTCTCAACAACATGATGAAGCTGACCAAGACTGGCGAAGCAGAAATAACCATTCATGAGTTTATACAAGATGTGGTGTGTGTGATTGTGGACGAGGTTCACATGGCCAAGGCTGATGCACTCAAGACTCTGCTGACCGGAGCCATGAGTCAGATTCCCTTAAGATGGGGACTAACCGGGACAGTGCCAAAAGAACTGTTTGAAAGCCAGGCCCTGTTGGTTAGTCTAGGTCCTGTGGTCAGTCAACTCAGTGCCAGCACACTACAAGACGCAGGTGTTCTGGCACAGTGCCATGTGAACATCGTGCAACTGGTGGACCATGTGGAATATGCTGACTATCAAAGCGAGCTCAAATACCTGCTGGAAGAGTCTGGACGCTTGGACACCATGGCTGAACTGATACGCAAGGTAAACGAAACAGGCAACACTCTGGTGCTGGTAGACAGGACCGAATGTGGACGACAACTGGTAGAACGCCTGGGTGACAAAGCAGTATTTGTGTCTGGTGCTACCAAGTCAAAAACTCGCCAGGACGAATACAACCAGGTAGCTGATGCCACGGACAAGATCATTGTGGCCACGTATGGCGTGGCTGCTGTGGGCATCAACATACCACGTATCTTTAATCTTGTGCTGGTAGAGCCAGGCAAGAGCTTTGTGCGTGTGATACAGAGTATTGGGCGCGGCATTAGAAAAGCCGAAGACAAAGACCACGTGGAAATCTGGGATATCACCAGCACCTGCAAGTTTGCCAAACGTCACTTGACCAAGCGCAAACAGTTTTACAAAGAAGCCTCATACCCATTCTCTGCAGAGAAACTAGAGTGGATGAAGATCAAATAATGGTTGACTTTACTTTACAAATACTGTATTATTAACACATGAGAATTTTAACACTTGACAACAAACCCTATGATCTAGATCATTTGCCCGACGAAGTAGATGACATGCGTTTTGCCATCCTAGACAACAGCAACCCACAAGATCCAGATTATCATTACATACCTTTGATATTTTTAGAAAGCTTCAGCGCACCTGCTCTGGTGTTGCAAATAGGTGATGCCAGAATTAAAATGCCCGTGGACTGGCAAATTCTAATTGGCGAGCCGGACCTAGGCGATCTCGAAATGCTGCCCTTGACCAGTATCAATGATCGTGGTTTCAATGTGTTCCAGTTCAATCCTCTCAGCAGTTTTAGACCCAGTTTTCCACCCATTGAGATTATCGACGTTTATCAAGAAGTGTCTTGGTATGCACCCAAACTCAAGAATGGGCAGATGCTGTGTGTGCCCATCAACGATGCTGAACAACCTGACTGTGTGTACTTTGTCAAAGACGTCAGCCGCAACTGCGAAATAGTTGACTACAACAAGGCCTGGTAGATATGTCCTACACAGAACCTGAAGTATTTCAAACAATCAATCGACTGGCTAGACTGTATCTGGAAAGTTATCCCGATGACCGCGAAGGACTAGAACGATTCCTGCGCTGGGCACATGTTCAGTACGGGTATCAGTATGGGTAGCCTTGTGCCTGGTGTGCCCTTGATCTACGAGCGTGTGGAAGGTACTGTGTACTCCAGACGTGCCGGCGAACTTGCTCGCACAGTGGTGGGCCATGATCATGATCCTAGAACCAGTGATGGCAGACCCGTGTATGATCACATAATGGAAGATAAAATGTGGGGAGAGATTCGGCGAACGGCCCGGACCAATCCCACTTTACAAGATGCTCTGGAACGTGCTATAATGATCTATCAACTGAGCAAGACCACATGAGTGATAAACTACACATTTCAAACGAGATGCGCCAACTGGACGTCAAGAACAGAAACTTCTATGATGAACTTGACTCAGATGAGCGCAAGAAATTCTCCACGTTCCTGATGTTGCGCTGGGGTTCAGCAGTGGAAGGAGCCCAGGAACTACAAGAATACTATGTGCAGAGCTGCAACCACTATCTCAACAAGCACTTTTTTGACATAGGCCGTCATCCCAAACTGCAATGGCTGTGTGCTACTGCAATGAGTCCGGGCATGGGCACAATGCGACATCCTTGGATCGCTCTCAAGAAAAAACAAGCAGGACTCAGTGCCAAACGTAAAGCCTTGATGGAAATATATCCCACCTACAAAGACGACGAAATTGACGTAATGGCAGAACTGATCACACAAAAAGAACTAGACGCATACAATCGAGACTCGGGTAACACCAAAAAGTAATCAGCATGACCCATGTGTGCGAATATTGCAAAAAAGAGTTTGTGAGAGAAACATCTATACAAGCGCACATGTGCGAACCCAAACGTCGTCGTCGCGAGCGTGACGAACCGGGCCCAAGACTGGGATTTCAAGCCTACATCCGCTTTTACGAAAGCATGGCAGGATCAGCCAGAAACAAGTCACACGATACCTTTTGTGAAAGCAGTTACTATCGTGCGTTTGTAAAGTTTGGACACTACTGTGTGAACACTCGAGTGATCAATCCGGAAAGATTCATGGCCTGGCTGTTGAAACACAATCGCAAGATTGATCACTGGTGCAGCGACAAGGTGTACACAGAATATCTAGTGGATCATCTAAAAGTAGAAGCAGTGGATGATGCACTTGCACGAGCCATTGAGTTTGGCATAGACTGGTCAGAAAAAAATGCCAGCCCGGCACATGATTGCATGCGATATGGCAATGCCAATGTCCTGTGCTATGCTGTGACTGCAGGTAGAATAAGTCCTTGGGTAATTTACAATTCAGAATCGGGGCAGAAGTTTCTAAGCGAACTAGATGCCACACAGGTTAGTATGATATGGCCTTATATTGACAGCGATGCATGGCAAAGGCGATTTCAGGATAGACCCCAGGATCAGGCCTATGCCAAGAACATTTTGAAACAAGCAGGATGGTAACATGATCACAAACGTTTATGGCGCAAGCACATGGGTCACAGTATCAAACCCAATTGGAGCATCCATCAACAACAATACTCCTAGTGCAGGTTTGGTACGATACCATAACAGTCAAATGCAGGTGTATGATGGCTACACCTGGCTTACCATTGGTGGTGACTCTAGTGTGGGTCTTACAGCCAATGCTGAAGAAGCACTGGCCTGGGCATGGCTAAAGATGACACAAGAGAAAGCAGCCCAGGGCCTAGCACAAAAGCATCCTGCTGTGGCAGATGCACTGGATGCTGTGCGTCTAGCCGAACAGCAATTACAAACCGTTGTGGCGTTGTGTACAGTATGAGCGCAGATATCGACATTGACTTTGCTGATCGAGATGATATACTGAAATTGATTCAGCACACACCTGCACGGCAGATCACAGATGGGCGGCCTAGACGTCACAATTCAGGAGTGTATGTCACAGACATTCCACAAGATCCTATCAATCACTGTGCTGCCATAGACTACGAGTCAGCAGAATCACGAGGCTACTTCAAACTGGACTTCTTGAACATGAGTGTGTATCAGTTGATTCAGAGCCCTGAACACTATGACGCTGTGCTTGCAGCCACGCCCCCATGGACTAGACTATGGCAAGATCCTGAATGGGCTAGACAGTTGGTTCATGTGGGCAATTATGGACATTTACTTGAAACCATGAAGCCTGACAGCATACCCAGAATGGCTGCATTTATATCAATCATACGCCCGGGCAAGGCACACCTACAGAATCAAGCCTGGCCCACGGTGTTTGATTCAGTCTGGGACGGCGATACCAGTCGAGGCTACACATTTAAAAAGGCACATGCTCTAGGATATGCGGCTCTAGTGGCACTGCATATGAATCTGTTAGTCTAGACGTCTCACAAGAGTAATTGATTTTCTCTTGCCTTTTCTACGGGCAATGTCATTTAGGCTGCACACAGGACCGTGCAAGATTTCCAGATCTTTGTTGACAAATGTTCGAAGGCACAGACGAAATTCATCCCATTCTCCACGCAGGAATATGTTGATAGGGATGCTTCTGTTGCTTTCCCACCACCAAGTGTTGGCCAGGTCAAGATAACGTCGTTTTTGTTCTGAATCTTTGACAGTTCCAAAGTCATAGATGGTTGTGATAACATCATCTCTGTTTTGCACAATCCCCACATATTCATTGCTGGCGTAAACGCACAAGGTAATAAACGGATATTTGTCAGCTAGTTTTTGAAATAAGTCTTTGCCCATATAGTATTAGTTTGGATATTTATACCAAGGCTCCTTAGGTAAATATTGTTTGGAGCGTCCTATGTATTCAACCCCTGTTTATCTTTATCAGCAAGTTCAACGAATTTTATTAGTAGATACCAGCGGCGCTTATTTTGACCGGAGGTGGGACCCTGTGTATGCAAAAAAATTAACCGTCAACAAAGGTGTTGATAATGTGATCTTGTTTGAGTTTGTAAATCAAGATCAAAAACCTGTGAATATCACAGGGTCAGCACTGAAGTTTAGACTGATCAATCTGGCTGGCAACCAGCAGCTGATTGAAAAAGAAATGGTCATAATCAATGCTCAATTTGGTCGTGCCAAGGTAACACTCAGTGCCGCAGAAACCACAGAGTTTCCGGCAGAACCGTCGAGCTATGCAATTGAACGTGCCAGCGGCGACCTAGTTGAAGCAGTGTTTGTGGATGCACAGGCTCTGGCCCGTGCTGATGTGGACATTGTGGATTCTGTGCAGCCACAGTTTGTGCCCAGCGGCCTACTAAGCATTCCTACCATTTATGGTCCAGAGGTGTATATAAATCCTGTGTTGCAGGGCAATTATCCTGACTGGGCACTCAACCCGCCACCGGGCAATACCAATGCAAATCCTCAGCGATATTCAAGTTTTGTGTCAACCACAGGTGCAAGCCTGACCACATTCCAGTTGGAAATGGATCACTTCACTGGCAACATCAAGGCACAGGCAGCACAAAATTATGAATCAATCTGGGCAGACGTGTCAGATATCTATCAATACTATAATCGCACCGGAACAGAACCCATCACAGTGCCGGGATATCATCCCTTGCTACGGCTGAGTCTTGACTCCTATCCAGGCACAGCACAAATTCAATTGGCCACAGCCACAGCAAATGGGGCAAATGGAGTGATCACTTCTATCACTGTGAATCAAGGTGGTTACGGATACCTAGCTCCACCCAGAGTCAACATCATTGGTCTTGGTGCAGGTGCTGTTGCTGAAGCAGTAATTACCGGCACCTCAGTATCTGCCATAAATGTTATAAACGGCGGAACAGGATATGTGACCAACCCGGCCACTAATCAAGTGGCTGCAATAAGCATCAATACCGGAGCCGTGACAAGTATACTAGTTAGATGAAATTTAAAAAAATTGTAGGGTTTGGTGATTCCTGGATGTTTGGCGATGAGCTGCTGGATCCAGAATTGCAATGTAGGCATTCGGATGCACACACATGCTGGCATCAAAACAATACCTATCGCAACAGTCACAACTTCCTGGGGCTGCTGGGAAAACATTATAATGTACCCATGGAAAACTTTGGAATTGCCGGAGGCAGTATGCAAAGTTCCATGTGGACATTTTTATGGTGGCTGGATCACGAGCCCGAGCCAGAACAATGCCTGATCTTGATCGGGCATACAGACTCAGATCGGCTGAGCTTTTACAATCCCAATCATGTGAGTTACGCCAACGATCCTCCTTGGAATCGGTTTATACACTCAACCTGGGTGGAATACGGCAGTAGTGTGGTTCCGCAAGAATTCAGAAACATGGTCAAGCAACAACTGGTGTTGACCAACTGCTCAGAGTTGGCAAGACTAAATTACCAACAAACTCTGCTGAGCTTTGATGGTATTGCTGCCAGGCGCAATCTTCGAATGATGCAGTTCCAGATCATGCCTGAAGATATCAAACTGGATTTGCCCACTCAGATATGGCCAGGCTTCTCTACCACCATGTGGTTTCGCAATCATCCGGGCAATCAGAAAAGGGAACTGATCATGCCCGGAGGTCATCCCAACGAAATAGGGCATAAAATGATTGCAGAAAAGTTGATTTCTACCATAGATGATGTTACAATGTAAGAATGCTCGACATTCTTGGATACTTACCTACCAAACGAAAATCTAGTGCATCGGGTTGGATCAGTTTTAATGCTGTGTGTTGTGAACACAACGGCGACACACCAGATCGTAGAAGTCGTGGCGGTCTTAAAGCATCTGAACAAGGTTGGAGTTATCACTGCTTCAACTGCAACTACACCGCTAGCTTTATCCTTGGCCGCTCATTGAGTTTCAAGGCCCGCAGGCTCTTGGGCTGGCTGGGTGTGCCCGATCGTGAAATAGAATTGGCCAACCTTGAAAGCCTGCGCCATAAAAGCATACACGGCATACTAGATGATAGACAACGCACCGTGGATATTCTAGCAGATACCAAGTTTGAAGAACGCGACCTGCCGCCATTTGCTGAACTAGTTGGTAACACAGGACCACACCGCGACTATGTGCGAGCAAGATGTGTGCCGGATGATTATCCTGTGATGACACAAACAAGTCCCGAACGTGCCTGGCCCAGTCGTGAACAAGTGATCATACCATTCACACATCACAACAGCATTGTGGGACACACTGTTAGATTTCTGGATGATCGGAATCCGCGTTACATAAATGACATGCAGCCGGGCTATGTGTTTGGCACAGACCTACAGCGATCAGACTGGACTCAGGTGATTGTGACAGAAGGCATTTTTGATGCACTCAGCATTGGCGGTGTTGCCTTGATGCACAATACTATAAGTGATGCTCAAGCTAGACTGATTCGCAACCTTGGTCGAGAAATCACAGTGGTGCCTGACCAGGATCTAGCAGGTATGGAACTAGTGGATCGTGCGCTGGAACTGGGTTGGGCTGTGAGCATGCCCGCATGGCCCCGGGAAGTCAAGGATGTGAATGATGCTGTCAAACTATATGGGCGCCTGGGCACATTGCTAACTATAATTGACGCTAGAGAAACTAGCCGAATCAAAATTGAATTACGAAAGAAACAACTTGTTAAAAGACTACAGCACTGATGTTCAAAAACTATTCCTAGAAATGATGCTGGAGGATGCTGCCAGCTACGT